AATGAAAGAACAAATGGAAATGGCATTTATGCAAGACGGAGGACTTAGAGACGAAGGTGGAACTATTGATGAAGAGTCTGGTAATGAAGTGCCTTCTGGTTCTTTAAAAAAAGAAGTGCGTGACGATATACCTGCTATGTTAAGTGAAGGTGAATTTGTTTTTCCTGCTGACGTTGTTAGATTTATTGGACTAAATAAATTAATGCAAATGAGACAAGATGCTAAGATGGGTTTAAAGTTAATGGAAAAAATGGGTCAGATGGGCAACTCTGAAGAAGCAGAAATACCTGACGACTTACCATTTGGTGTAACTGACATTATTGTTATGGAAGGTGACAAGAAAGAAAAGAAAGACGATAAAAAAGAAATGTCTGAGGGTGGTGTTTTGACTGCAAGCAACGGCACAGACGTTGTTAATCCAAGAGACCCTAATAAATTATATAGTGTAGAGTATGTTGATAATCAAGGAAACGTAACTTTTGTGCAAGAAGACTATTTAGGAAGACCTATTACAAATCAATTACAAATACAAACAGGACAATTAAAAAGAAAATTTCCATTTAATCCAGCCTCACAAACTGAAACTGTAGAACCTGAAGAAGAAATACAAAATCAAATTCAACCTGTTAAAAAGGGAAGAAGAATACAAGACCAGTTTACAAGATTAGAAGAACAAAGAGAAATGAATGAAAAGGCTTTACAAACATCTGCATTACGTGTATTTCCAGTTGGCACAACAGTAGATGGCAAAAAAATAAATAGTGAACAAGAAGCTATAGATATGTATTCAAATTTAACAATAGGTCAAAGACTGTCATTAGTTCCAAGAGAATTAAGTGTTATAACAGGAAGAGATGTAAACACAGAAGACATTAATATAGCTTTAAATGAGCCTAGACAAAATCCTATAAAAACATTTATAAGTAATCTTATTAATGGTATTTTGAGTCCGTTTGGTATTACGACTAATAACATAATAAACAAAGCAATTATAAATGATTCTGAAAACCAAGTAGAAGTAGACGGAAACACAACTCCTACAACGAAAGTACCTAAATCAATAGGAGTAGCACAACCTAATGCAGGTTTCGATACATCTCAAAAAAATGAAACACAAGTAGTTCCTACAATGGCAGGTCAAAATATAATGAGTCCTGTTTCTGTTCCTACAATGACAGGTCAAAATATAATGAGTCCTACGGCTGAATTAGTAGGTGACAATATAAAATTTAAGAAATTAAAAGAGGAAAGTATAGGAGTAGCACAACCTAGTTATGAATCGACAGAACCTTTAGGACCTGAATCAATAGGAGTAGTACAACCTAGTTATGTATCAAAAGGTCCACCACCAAGGTCTGCAAGTCAGGTAGTTCTTGAGGAAATTAAAAATATTTCCAATATAATACCTACTCGTACTAGTCCAGCAGACATGGTTACTCCAGACCCTTTTGGTGCTAAAGGTCCTAGTATTTTTTCAAGAAAACAAGCTCCTACATTTCCTAGAATGACAGGTAAAAACGTAATGTCTCCTGATTTTTCAGAACCCTCTACATCAAGAGCAGAGAAAATAATAATAGAGTCACCTAAAAAAAGCAGAAAGAAAAACACACAAGAAAAATTACAAAAACAAATAGACAGAATTAAAAATAGAGCAGGTGCAACTCAAGTAAAAGCTAGAAGAGATATAGATAAAGACACAGGTAAAAGAGAAACACAAGCACAAGCACAATCCAGAGTAGATAAAGAAGCAGACCGAGTTACAAGAGCCTTAAAAAGTTCAGCTAAAAGAGGAACTTTAGGGGGTCTTAAAAAAGGTGGTCTTATGAAAAGAGAGTATTAAATAGTACACTACACCCCATTGGCAACTAACTCCCCACATGTAGATGTGGACTACAGTTACCCCAAAAGGAGAATATAAAATGAACGAACAAGTAACAGAAACTAAATCACAAGACAATCAGCCACCAAAAGCTATGGTGTTAAAACGACAAAAATATACCAATGAAGAAAAAAGAAAAAGAGAGGAAGAAGAACTTGCTAAACTTATTGAAGAAAATAAAGCAAAGTCTAGTGACAACACTGAACAAGTTGATAATAAGTCCGTTGAAGAGTCTGACAAAAACCTTAGTGCAGAAGAAAAAACTTTTAAAAAACGCTATGGTGATTTGCGTAGACACATGCAAGACAAAGATAAAGAAAATCAAAAACAGTTTGAAGAACTTAAAAAACAACTCGAAGAAGCAACAAGAAAAGAAATAAAGTTACCTAGTTCTGAAGAAGAAATAGAAGAATGGACAAAACAATATCCTGACATTGCATCTATAGTAGAAACGATAGCAATTAAAAAAGCAAAGGAGCAATCAGACGCACTTGAAAAACGTGTAAAACAAATAGATGAAATGCAACAAAATGTTTCAAGAGAAAAAGCTGAGGCAGAATTATTAAAATATCACCCAGATTTTAATGAAATAAAAGAAACAGACGAGTTTCACGATTGGGCAGACACACAACCTAAGTGGGTACAGGACGCTCTATATGAAAATGAAAATGACGCTAGGTCTGCAGCAAGGGCAATAGACTTATATAAAGCAGACAAAGGCATATTAAAAAGTAAAAAGTCAACAAGTAAAGACGCAGCAAAGTCTATAGCAACGAAAGGCGAAAGAAACACACCACAAGCAGACGAAACTAAATCTTTTATAAAAGAGTCAGACGTTCAAAAAATGACAGCAAATGAATACGAAAAGAAAGCAGACTCTATTATGGAAGCGATTAGAAGTGGTAATTTTATTTACGACCTTTCTGGTAGTGCTCGTTAAAAAAGTGTTGACAAAAAAGAATTTATATGTATAACTAAGTATGTATAATAATGTAGGTGTAACCTCTCTGTGACTACTTACACTTACAAACTGGCAAACGTCAATCAGTTTAAGTTTACCTAATATTGTTAAGCCCATTTAAATAGTGTAGGCATACACTTTTTATCTGCACCTTACACAAGTTAGCCACTAAAATGAATTGTAGTTTCGCATCTGTATAAAGCTAAAGGAGGAATAACATGGCTTTTCAAACAGCAGCAGGTTATGGTAATTTACCTAACGGCAATTTCTCTCCAGTAATCTATTCCAAACAGGTGCAACTTGCATTTCGTAAGTCATCTGTTGTGGAAGCTATCACTAACTCTGATTATTTTGGGGAGATTTCTGGACTCGGAGATACTGTTAAGATTATCAAAGAACCTGAAATCACTGTGAAAGAATATGCTAGAGGTGTTCAAATCACTCCACAAGACCTTGACGATGAGGATTTTTCTCTCGTTGTTGACAAAGCAAACTATTATGCTTTTAAAGTTGACGACATTGAGGAAGCACATTCTCACATAAACTTTCAAAGTCTTGCAAGTGATAGAGCAGCATATCGACTCGCAGACCAATTCGACCAAGAAGTTCTTGGATACCTATGTGGATTTAAACAATCATCTTTAAACACTGTAGCAAGTGCAGCTAATACAACTGTATCTGGTACAAAGGCTGTATCAACAGCAGGTTCAGATGAATTGTTATCGTCCATGCAAGTAGACGCAGCAGACTTTAATGGAGGTTCATCAGGAAACTCTATTGTGGCTGTACCAAGAGCAGGTGGAGATAGTTTAAATACTACTACAGCTAAGGCTTCACCATTATCTATTATTGCAAGAATGTCAAGAAAACTAGACCAACAGTTTGTTGACACTCAAGGACGTTGGTTAGTTATTGACCCAGTGTTCGCTGAATTAATGAAGGACGAGGACTCACGTTTGTTAGACTCTGACTTTGGTGGTTCAGGATTGCAAAATGGACTAATCTTTAATAATATACATGGATTTAAAGTGTATATGTCAAACAACTTGCCTGCTAAAGGTAATGGACCAACAGGAGCTACTTCAACAGGAAGCTCACATTTTGGTGTCATTTGTGCAGGGCATTCATCAGCAGTAGCATCTGCAGAGCAAATCAATAAAACGGAAACATATCGTGACCCAGATTCATTTGCAGATATTGTAAGAGGAATGCATCTATACGGAAGAAAAATATTAAGACCTGAAGCATTGACTAGGGCTTTTTATGTTTCTGCAATATAAGGGAGGATTAGAATATGGCTACTTTTGACATGACTGCTAGTTCAACAGCAGGTGTAAACTCAAATTCCATTGCTGCTCTTCCTGCTAACAGAAATGGTACTTCCATGCGTATGGTAGAGAACATTCTGGACATCAGTAAGATAACAGATTATTCTTGTGCAAATGGAGATATTTTTCAGTTACTTGAAATACCTGCTGGTACTTTAGTACTTTTTGCAGGAGCAGAAGTGCTTACAGCTTTTGATGGTACTTCACCAACTGTGGATATTGATTTCGCAGCAGGTGACGACATCATTGATGGTGGTGACGTTTCTTCAGCAGGCTTCTTAGCAGAAGGTTCTAATGGACAGGCTAATGATGTAACAACAGGTGCTGCATCTACTTTTACACAATTTGTATCAAGTACAGATACGATTGATATAAAGTTGATTGCTTCATCTGCCGATGTTACAGTCGGAAAAATACGAGTGTATGCTTGTGTTATTGACTGTAATGGAGAGCATCAGCAATTAGCTGACGAAGTCGATAGAGACCAGTTAGCTTAAAACAATATAGTGAGGACAGGGCAACTTGTCCTCATTACACATCAAATAGGAATATAATATGGCAACAACCTTTTTAACATTGACTAATGATGTACTGCGTAGATTAAATGAAGTTCAATTAAATACTTCAGGCAGTGATTTTTCTACAGCAACAAATGTACAAGCAATCGCAAAGGACGCTGTAAATAGTTCTATTAGAGAAATACTACAAGACGGACATCAATTTCCTTTTTTAAAAACAACTACAACACAAACGCTGACAGCAGGAACAGGAACGTACGATTTTCCTACAGATTTAGCAAGTGTTGATTGGGATACTTTTTATTTACAAACACTAGAGTCAAAATCAAATACAGCAAAGGCTTTACGTACCATAACATTTGAAGAGTACACACAAAGATATAGAGCTATTGAGGACAGCAGTGGTGAAGGTGGGAGAACTGCACCTGACTTGATATATCAAACTGCTGAAAATAAATTTGGAGTTACTCCAATACCAGACGATTCGTATGTTATAGAATATGTATACTTTAAGTTTCCAGATGATTTATCACTATCAAGTGACACAATGATTATACCTGACAGGTTTAAATATATTGTTATAGATGGTGCTATGATTTACATGATGCGTTTTCGTTCAAATGAACAGAGTGCACAAATACATCAGATAAAATTTAATGAAGGTATTAAGACAATGAGGAGATTGTTATTAGACGACCCCATAAACGTTAGGTCTACTATGATTGTCAGACCTGCATTTGCTACAAATGTATTAAATAATAATTTTTAAGTATGGCAGATTCTTTACGTACATTTAAATCTATATGCTCTGGTGGTTTAAACACAGGTAGTGACGTACTAACAATAGGAGATTCTTTTACAGGTTCTGCTATACAATTAATTAACTATGAACCAAACTTAGAAGGTGGATATAGAAAGATAAGTGGTTATTCACATAGTTTTGGAACAGTTACAGGAACAGGTTCAGTACTAGGTTTATTTGTTTCAGATGGTATAAATCAAGGTGTATTTGGTTGTAGAACACCATCGTCAGGAAATAACTATTTACATCATTGGAATTTTTATCATCAATTTACTGTAGCGTCAGATACTAATTTAACTGTAGGACAAACAATAACAGAAAGAACAAGTGCAGGAGATTCTAGTACAGCTACCACAGTAACAGGAACACTTATATCAAAAAGTTCTAATACTATTGTTGTAAATTTTGGAAGACTACCATTAGCAGTATTTACAAATGGAAATGCAATATCAGACGATAGTTTTTCAACAAGCACTACACTTACTTCAACACCTACTGTTATAGGTTGGACAGCAGTTACAACAAGTGGCTCACCTACAATGACAGGTGTAGATAAGGTTAGGTTTTCAGAATTAAATTTTGGTACTCCTAAAATAGTGTTAACAGATGGTATTAATCCTGCAGCAACTTATGACGGC